GTGGTGTTGCAACTGGCTAGCCTGTATGGGATCCGCGACCCTGCCACCACGCTCGAGGAACTGCAGGTGATGGAGCTGCACGCACGGGACCTGATCAACAAGCAAGCGGAGAAGCGCTGATGGCATCAATGCAGGCGCTGCTGAAGATCAAAGCAATCACTGAAGGCGAAGGTGCCATCGGAGCAATGGCGCGCGGCCTTGGCAGCCTGAAGCAGGGTGCAGAGCGTGCCAGCGGCGGCCTGAAAGGACTGCTAACCAGCGCCGGTGGATTAGGTGGTGCGCTGGGCGGCCTGATCCCATTGGTCAGTGGTGTCGGCCTGGTGGCAATGGGCAAGAGGGCCATTGATGCCGCAGACGACATGAACGACCTGGCGCAGAAGACTGGCGTCAGCGTGGAGCAGCTCAGCAGATTTCAACAGGCTGCGCGTGACAGCGGCTCATCACTTGAAGATGTCGGCAGAGGTTTGATTGTGCTCGGCAGGAACCTGAACCTGTCAGTAGGCGCAACTCAGAGGTTTGGCGATTCAGTTGAAGAGATGGCAAGGAAGGCCGAGCAGGCTGAGCGTGATCAAACAGATGCACTACGCAATCAGGCAGAATCTCGAATCACATTGCTTGAGAATGAAACTGACGACAGGTTGAAAGAACTGAACAAGCGCTACCGCAAAGAACAGCGCCTGCTGGATGATCGCTACAACGACCAGTCAGACCGTGAGCGGGAAGCATCAGACCAAGCTTTGACGCAGCAGGAGCGATCACTGGAGCAGAATTACGAACTCCGCCGTAGATCGATTGAAGACAACAAAGGACTTGACGATAACGCGCGGTCATCTGCCCTGGACGCATTGCGGTATCAGCAAGAAGATGCAATGCGCGCCCTGCGAAACCGCTTTGAGAGCGAGCGCACAGCGCGCAGCCGGCAGCTGCGTGATGCGCAACAAGCCGAAGAAGATGCTCTTAATGACAGAAGAACAAATGAAGAAGAGAGCCTTAGAAAATCAACTACTCGGCAAACAGAGGTTATCAGGCAAGGAGTTCAAAGGCAGATTGATGCGCTATCGGCTGGTGAGCGCGGACCTGAAGCATTCCGCAAAGCAATGCAACGCCTTGGCATCAGCGCAGTAGATACGACTGGCAAAATTCGCCCAACTGAAGAGGTAATGCTGGACATTGCCACAGCACTTGCAAAGCTTCCTGATGGAGCCGACAAGGCAAGCCTTTCAATGGATCTCTTCAACAAGAAGCTGGGGCCTGGGTTGATTCCAGTGCTAAACAATGGCCGCGAAGGCATCGAGGCCTACAACGCAACGATCACAACCGACTTTGCTCAAAGTGCCGATGCCTTCAACGACAAGCTAGGAGCATTGCAGTCAAGGGTTGAAGGACTCACTGCATCGCTGACAAAATCTGGCTTGCTGCCTTTCTTTGACAAACTGCTAGACAGTTTGACAAGACTTGGCAATGCCTTTGGCAGTATGCCTGGGTGGCTTCAAGCAACCACAGCGGTTTTGGGCGGATTGCTAGTGATCTTGCCTGGAGTCGTGTCTTTCCTGCTCAACATCATCCAGCTGGCAGCATTGCTCGGTCCGGCTTTGGCTACCGCTGGCAGCATCATTGCAGGCATCCTTACAGTCATTCAGCTGACTTTCGCTGGTGTGCTGACCTTCCTGTCTGGCACCGTGTTGCCGGCGCTGCTGGCATTCTTCTCTGGCCCTGTCGGCTGGACGGTGCTGGCTGTTGCAGCTGTGGTTGCAATGGGCATTGCATTCAGGAGGCCGCTAACAAACTTCTTGAGGTGGCTGTGGGAGTGGGGCAAGCCTATCCGCCAGTTCTGGCTGAATCTCTGGAATGGTGCAGCAGGCTTTGCCAAGACAGCATTTGAGACTGCTGCCGGTGTGGTGAAGAACATCTTTCGCGGCATTCTTCAGTACGTTGTCGATCGGATCAATCTTGCAGTTGGATTGATCAATGTGCTGATCAAAGCGTTCAACAAGCTGCCAGCGCCTGACATCCCGCTGGTGCCACCGATGAAAGTGCCAGCCTTTGCGCAGGGCGGCACCGTCAACCGGCCAACGCTTGCGATGGTTGGTGAAGGTGGCCAGCGTGAGTACATCATCCCCGAATCCAAGATGGCGGCAGCCAGCAGCAGCTTCCTGGCTGGTGCTCGAGGTAATGCCGTCCTGGCCGGCAGTGGCGGCAAGTCGCCAGTGATCAACATCACCACCGGCCCGGTTATGGAGTTTGACGGCCAGCGCTACGTCACGGTGACCGACATGGAACGCGCCATGCGACTGACCGCTGAAGGCGTGATCGGCCGGCTGCGTACACCATCAGCACGCATCGCGCTGGGCATGGCCTGATGAGAGCGCAAAGCCAATACCTCCGCATCTATGACGCCGCTGGTGTTACCTACCAGCGCTGGCAGAGCTACTACGCCAACACCAGCGTCACATGGTCGAGCGCCAGCTGGAACTACGTGCCGTTCATCGCTGATGGCATCACCGCCGGCAGCAGCGGCACTGAGCAGTCAGTTTCCGTCACCGCTGCAGCAACTGGCCTGGTGTTGGATGCGTTTCTCGCTGCCATCAGCGATGGCCGCCTGGTGGATCTCAGCATCTACCAGTTCGATTCCACTATCAACAACAACACCCCGCAAGCTGGGCAGGAGCTGGTGGCTGCATACACCGGCCAAGTGGTTGGCGGCAATGGTGGATTGACTAGCCTGACCATACAACTCGGCTCGGCATTGTCTCCCGTTGGAGCGCAAGTGCCGCCGCGCCGGTTGACATTGGCGATCATGGGGCAGGGCATTAGGCAGTGAGCTTCCTTTCCTCCAGCGATCCACTGGCACTGCTGGCCATCCAGGCCGGTCAGATCAACGCGCCAGCTGATGCAACCGCCGCGCAGGGCACCACAGAGCTGGACAGCCCGCAGCGGTTCGCGCAGATTGGCGAGCCGGTGCCGATCGTGTTCGCCCGGTTCCGCAATAGCAAAGGCGGCATCCTGATCAGCCCCGGCGCCACCGAAGCACGCTTTGAGAATGACGCCAGCAACAACGTCACCGCCTATTACATGCTGGTGCTGAGCGAGGGCCAGCTCGACAGCATCCCGGTCAAGGATGTGTTCCAGCGTGCCTGCCGCGTTGGCGCACACACGCAGACCTACGACCGCAGGGCTGGCACCTGGACGCCCGGCAACTTCCTGGTGCAGCGTGCCGGTAAGGATTTGCCCGAGGCGCCGTTCTTCTGCGGCACCGTTGGCAGCTACCCGGGCATCAGCACGCTCAGCTTTAACGTCACCATCCCGGACGGCTTCGATCAGTACAACCGCCAGGTGCATCTGTTCATCCGTGGTGGCATGGCCGTCACCCGGATCTACGACAGCGTGACCGGCCCCAGCGACAACTTCGCGGACCTGGTGAACTGGCTGCTGGTCAATACCAGCAGGGTGCCGGCGGCGATGATCGACAACACCGCACTGCTGGCAGCAGCCACGTTCCTTGAGGCGAACGGCTTCACCTGCAACATCGAGATCCGCGAGAGCACCAACTACTCAGACCTCGCCGCCAGGCTGGCGCCCTACTTCCTGCTGGCTGAGAGCAGCGCAGGCGGCAAGCGCGGGCTGCGGCCATTGCTGCCGGTGACTGGCGCCGGCGCCATCAAGACCACGGCGATCACGGCGGAGTACACCTTCACCGAAGACACGGTGCTGCCTGGCACGCTGGAGATCAACTACCTGTCACTGGCGGACAGGCAGCCGTTCGTGGCGCAAGTGATCTGGCGCCAGCAGCTGGAGAGCGACATCGGCATCATCCGCACCGCTGAGGTGCGTTACAGCGGCACCGCCGAGACCGGGCCGTATGAGTCGCATGATCTCTCGACGTTCTGCACCAGCGAGGATCACGCCGTCAAGGTTGGCGCCTACATCCTGGCCAAGCGGCTATACACCACGCACACCATCAGGTTTGCAGCCAGGCCGCAGGAGCACAACACGCTGATCAGCGCTGGCGACATCATCCGCGTGCAGCTGGCCCGTGACAACACCACTTACGCCAACTCGGTGCATGACTACCTCTACCAGGTGGAGCGGATCACCAAGACGCTGGCGGGTGATGTGAGCTATGAGGCCACGCACTTCCCGATCGACGACCAAGGGCGCAGCCTGATCGCATTGGATGTGGCTGCTGCTGTCGGCACCGGCATCATCCTGCCAAGCGGCCGCACCGGCGTCAGCTGTGATGTGAACTCAAGCAGCGATAACACCATCCCCGCTGAAACGTTCACGGCGGCTGACGGTACTGACCCCCTGGAGCTATCCCCCAGCGGCGGCGGGCTGGGCTTTGATGATTCGGCGCCGACTGGCGACACCGGCAACACTGACGATGGGTTGGATGCTGCAATCAATAGGTCACTGGAGATCGTAAGCGGCAACGGCCTTGCTACTCCGCAGCAGTCACCAACTTTTGACTCTATCTTTAAGTTCAACTCGCCCTGCGGCGAAGGCCAGCAAACAAGAATTGACAAGTATCTAAATGGAACCAAGATAGGCAGCCAGGATGGCACTGCGCCATTCCAGATGCCGTATTATTCGTTTATCCAAGTTGGCACGGCCACCGAGGAGATCTATTTTGAGGTGTACTGCAACGATGAGCTTTCATACACCACACAAACTTATCAAGTAAGCAGCTATTCGCCGGGCGGCGCTGCTTCGTTCTTGCCTGCTAACAATACTTACTGGCGAGCGTTTGGAAGCGACGGAACAACTTCTGGATGGTACGCCACCGCAAGTTCTAAACCTGCATGGGAGACTCCATTCAATTACGCGCCGTACAATGTTCGCCCAAGTACGCAGTACTGGTTTGGCGGTGGTTCTCTTACAAATAGTGTGGGGGGCATTTCAGGCGGCCTGGCCGCACTGTATGCAGTAAGCCTGGATGGGGCCACAGTCCTAGGCATAATTAAAGGTTGGACTGGAAGCCTCAGTCCATCTACACCTTTCACCGTTACGCCACTTTATATATTCCAGTTCAGTAACGATCAGTCATTTATCACCGGCACGTGGAATCCGCCGGATAATTCTCCTCCGGTTAGCTAGGCATGGCTACCTTCCCTTCCCTGACACCAGCAACCCGCGCTTTCACGCCAGGCGAGTATCCGCACACGCCGTTCAGCACCTACAACGGCCTGCAGAATCGTGTGCGCCATAGCAACGTTATGCTCAGCAGTTCAGTGCGGCTGAGCTTCATCGCCCTGGCTGAAGCTGACATGCTCAGCATCCTCAGCCACTATCAAGGCCAGTTCGGCAGCTTTGAAAGCTTCACGCTGCCATCCAGCATCTGGAGCGGTGTCACCACCATCAGCGACTACCAGCTGACGGATTACCGCTGGAGGTACACCGACCCACCATCCGTCGATGACGCCTACTGCAATCTCTACAACGTCGAGCTGGCACTGGAAACGGTGCCGCCTGATGGTGCGTTTGCCAGTGGTATTGAGCTGGCAGTCATCATCACACTGGCGTTTGCTGGCGCGGTCACAACCAGCGGCCTGCAGCAGAGCATCGCGATCACATTGGCAGGTGGCACGGCTTCTGTGGTTGTCGGCGGCGATTACGACTTCTCCTCATTCCTATACTGGGATGAAGACCCTTACACCAGCTGGGACTGATTTATGGCAGCTCCCAACATCAAATCAGGCACCTCCGTCACGACGGTCACCGGCAAGACCGTGGGTTATGCCGTCACTACCTCGATGGCTGCAGCGCTCAGCAATGGCGCCAGCAGCGGCAAGGTACTGAAAATCAACTCGGTGTACTGCGCCAATGTGGACGGCGCAGCAACTGCCGACATCAGCCTGGAGCACTACAACGGCACGACGGGGTTTGCGATCGGCAAGACCATCGCCGTGCCAGCGGATGCCACTCAGGTGCTGGTAACGCGCGAGGCGTACATCTACCTGGAGGAAGGCCACAGCCTCCGCGCACAGGCCAGCGCTACTGGCGATCTAGAGCTGGTCATCAGCTACGAGGACATCA